ATGGCACAAGACTATCACCACGGCGTCCGTGTACAGGAGATCAACGAAGGTACTCGTACCATTACTACAGTTAGCACTGCTATCGTAGGTATGGTTTGTACTGCTCCTGACGCAGACGAAAATACATTTCCATTAGATACTCCAGTTCTGATTACTGACGTTATGAGCGCCAGTGGTAAGGCCGGAACAAAAGGGACGTTGTCCGCATCACTGAAAGCAATCGCAGCTCAGGCTCAACCTGTTACTGTTGTTGTCCGTGTTGCTGAGGGCGAATCTGAAGAAGCAACCATTTCCAATATCATCGGTGGTGTCACTGATGCAGGTAAGAAAACGGGTATGCAGGCACTGTTGGCGGCGCAAAGCCAGCTCGGTGTTAAACCTCGTATTCTGGGTGTTCCAGGCCTGGACTCAAAAGCAGTTGCTCTTGAACTGGCAAGTATTGCTCAGAAACTGAAAGCAATCGCATATGTATCTGCTTATGGCTGCAAAAATATCTCAGAAGTAATTAAGTATCGCGAAAACTTCAGTCAGCGTGAGCTGATGTTGATTTGGCCAGACTTCTTGAGTTGGGATACCGTTACCAATAGCGAAGCTATCGCTTATGCAACCGCTCGTGCTTTGGGCCTGCGTGCCAAGATCGACCAAGAAACTGGCTGGCATAAAACTCTGTCCAACGTTGGTGTCAACGGTGTGAGCGGTTTGTCTGCTGATGTTTTCTGGGATCTGCAAGATACCGCAACTGACGCTGATCTACTGAACAAAAGTGGTATCACTACGCTGATCCGCAAAAACGGTTTCCGTTTCTGGGGTTCTCGTACTTGTGCTGATGACCCACTGTTCCAGTTTGAAAGCTATACCCGTACCGCTCAGGTTCTGGCTGACACTATGGCTGACGCGCATATGTGGGCTATCGACAAGCCGCTGACTCCATCACTGGTTCGCGACATTATCGAAGGCATCAACGCTAAGTTCCGTGAACTGAAAGCCGGTGGCTACATCATTGATGGCCGTTGCTGGTACGACGATAAAGCCAACGATAAAGACACCCTGAAAGCAGGCAAACTGACCATCGATTACGACTATACACCTGTACCGCCACTGGAAAACATGATGTTACGCCAGCGCATTACAGATAGTTACCTGATGGATTTCGCTAAAAGTATTAACAACTAAGGGGCTAACTGATGGCATTACCTCGCAAACTTAAATACCTGAACTTGTTCAATGATGGCAACAACTATCAGGGGATCGTGGAAGAACTGACTCTTCCTAAGTTGAGCCGCAAGCTGGAAGCTTATCGTGGTGCTGGCATGAACGGCAGCGCAATGGTGGATCTGGGGCTGGATGAAGGCGCACTGGATGCTGAATTCACTCTGGGTGGCATTGAATCTCAACTATACAAACAGTGGGGCATCGCGAAAGCAGATGGCGTCATGCTGCGTTTTGCCGGCTCTTTTGAAAGCGAAGACACGGGTAACGTGGTTGCAGTTGAAGTTGTAATGCGTGGTCGTTTCCAGGAATTCGATCATGGCACTTATAAACAAGGTGATAACACTCAGACCAAAATCACCGCTAAAAACACTTACTTTAAACTGACATGGGATGGCGAAGAACTGATTGAAATCGACACCATCAACATGGTTGAGAAAGTAGGTGGGGAAGATCGCCTGGAACAGCATCGCCGCGCTATCGGTCTTTTTTAATCGCTTCTTTTAGCAATTAGATTTTTTAAAACTTATTTCCTGTCTCTTCATATTTGTGGAGACAGGTTATCTATCGGATAAACAAGGTTGAACCATGACTGAAACACTGAATACTCAAAATGACGATCTGCGCATTATCGAATTGGAAGCCCCACTGGCACGAGGTAATGGCGAAATCACGGAAGTGATGATTCGTAAACCTAACAGCGGTGCGCTACGCGGTGCTCGTTTACAAGCACTGCTGGAAATGGATGTGGATTCTATGCTGCTTGTCCTGCCGCGCGTAACTACACCTGCATTGACCAAAAATGACCTGATGATGATGTCACCTGGTGATCTGATTAATCTCAGTGTGGAGGTGGTCAATTTTTTGTTGCCGAAGTCGGTCAAGTCCGATTCCCAGAACGATTAACCGTTGATGAATTGGTGGCAGATATCGCCACCGTTTTTCACTGGAGGCCGGCAGATACAGATGAAATGTCACTGCCGGAACTGTTGGACTGGCGACATCGGGCCATTTTAAGAAGTGGTGCAGAAAATGAGTAATATACAGTCACAGCTAGATAAGGTATTGAGTACTATTGGCAAACTGACCAGTTCCTTTAAATCTTTTCAACAGCATCAGAAAAAGCTGATCGGTTCAGTCGATAAAATACATAACCAATTTAAAAAGCTTAATAAGACTGTTGAGGGATTAAAGCCCATCGTAGGTTATGCGCAGGAAACTGCGCGTATGCGTACCGATCTTAAAGCTTATAGTCAAACAATTAAGCAGTCTTTCTCTGCGCGGCAGAATTCATCGCAAGTGAAACAAGTAAACGCCGCAAGTCAATCAGCCAATATTATTCAAACTACCCAGATTATTAAACAAGAAAATTCATCCAGTAAAAAAAATGAATTGAATTTTGGTGTTACTGGAAATATGACTAACAATTTTACATTGTTAGATAAGCTGGTCATTAATATTAATCCCAAGATAACAATTTTATTTAGTATTCTGAATAAAATTAATGCAGTTTTGAAATTAACGACTGGCTCAGTAAAAGTCGTATTTCAAATGCTGATTGGTTATATACAAATTTTTGGCAGTCTTGGCATAAAAGCTTTTGAGTCTCTAAAGATCAGTTTAAATATATTTGCACAATTGGGTATTCAGGCTTTTGCTGAGTTAAAGGCCAGTTTGAATTTCTTTGCCCAGTTGGGTGTGCAGGTTTTTGCCGAATTAAGAGCCAGCTTGAATTTCTTCGCACAACTTGGCATTCAAGCTTTTGCAGTATTAAGAAGCAGTTTGGATTTTTTTGTACAACTGGGTGTGCAGGCTTTTGTTGAATTGAGAGCCAGTTTGAATTTCTTTGCACAGATAGGAATTCAGGCGTTGGATAAATTAAAATCCACGCTGGATGCATTTGTACAAATGGGTGTTCAGGCGCTGAATAAACTCACATTTCCTTTGGATGTGTTTGCTCAGATAGGTATGCAGGCTTTGGACGAATTAAAAGCCGGCATCAACTTTTTTGCGCAGTTGGGAATTCAAGCGCTGGATAAATTAAAGTCCAGCCTGGATGCATTTGCCCAATTGGGTATTCAGGCTTTGAATGAATTAAAAGCGGGCATTAACTTTTTTGCTCAACTGGGAATTCAAGCACTGGATAAATTAAAATCCAGTCTGGATGCATTTGCCCAATTGGGTATTCAGGCTTTGAACGAACTAAAAGCCGGCATCAATTTTTTTGCTCAATTGGGAATTCAGGCACTGGATAAATTAAAATCCACGTTGGATGCATTTGTTCAGCTAGGCGTTCAGGCACTAGATAAACTCACAGCTCCTTTAGATGTGTTTGCCCAATTAGGTATTCAGGCTTTGAATGAATTAAAAGCCGGCATTAACTTCTTTGCACAGTTGGGTATTCAAGCGCTGGATAAATTAAAGTCCAGTTTGGATGCATTTGCGCAGTTGGGTATTCAAGCTCTGGATACATTAAAATCCAGTATGAGCTTTTTTGCTGATCTAGGAATTCAAGCACTGGATAAATTAAAATCCACGCTGGATGCATTTGTTCAGCTAGGAATTCAGGCACTGAATAAGCTTACTTCCCCTTTCGATGTATTAGCCCAGTTGGGGACTCAAGCACTGGATAAATTAAAATCCACGCTGGATGCGTTTGTCCAGATGGGAATGCAGGCGCTGAATAAACTTACCTCTCCTTTTGATGTGTTAGCCCAGTTGGGGACTCAAGCGTTGGATAAATTAAAATCCACGCTGGATTCATTTGTTCAATTAGGCGTTCAAGCGCTGAATAAACTAACCGCTCCTTTGGATGTTTTTACTCAAATTGGATCTCAGGCCCTAGAAGATTTAAGAGCCAATATTAATAAATTTGCGGAAGTTGGTATTCAGGCGCTGGAAAATTTAAACGTTGGTTTGAAGGCATTTGCACAAATAGGAACAGAGGCACTAGAAGCATTAAGAACTGCCATGGATTTTTTCGGTAAAACCGGAAGCAAGGTATTTGGCACAATAAATGAAGGTGCCGATTTACTGTCGAGCAAAGGCGGTAAAGATACTTTTTCATCACAGAGAAAAGGTTTGGGGCTATTTGGAAATATTGGCCAAAAAGTTTTTGGTGCTTTGGGGAGTGGAATTAATACTCTGGCAAGCGTTGGCTCAAAAGGTTTAGGTCTTTTAGGTAATTCTTTTAGTGCATTAGGCAAAGGAATGTCTTTTATTGGGCGAGCGATGATGGCAAACCCGATTCTTGCCATCATTGGTGTTATTGCAATGGCTGCCATTTATATTTGGCAGAATTGGGAGTCCTTGGGGCCTAAATTTACAGCGTTGTGGGAAGGTGTGAAAAATATCTGCAGCAATGCTTGGCAAGGAATAAAAGATGGAATCGGTGCAGCTTGGGAAGGTATTAAAAGCTTCTTCATGAATGGTGGGCTAATTGGCATTATCTACCAAAACTGGGACAGCATTAAACAAAGCGCATCAGAAGCTTGGGAGTGGGTTAAATCTACAATAAGTGGAGCTTGGGAATCTGTTAAACAGAATACACTGGAAATCTGGGAAAATGTCAAAAAATCAATTTCAGATAAATGGGATGAAATTGTTGCTGATGTTCAGGCCATTCCGGAAAAATTAAAAGCTGCCGGTTCTGAGATGATTAATGCCATATTAGGTGGTATCCAAGAGAAGTGGAAAGCGCTAAAAGATAAATTCAAAAGTTTCGGTGATGCAGTTAAATCATTCTTTGGTGGTAGTGATAAAAAGGAAGTTGAATTAAATAAAACTGAGGAAATCACCAAAAGTGAAACGGCTGAAAAAGCGAAGGAAATTAGTGGACGTCATGACACTGGCGGTTCTATTCCTGCTGGGAAAATAGGCATTGTCGGTGAACGTGGTCCCGAATTCGTCGCAGGGCCAGCGAATGTAACCAGTAGACAAAATACGGCGAAACTTGCCGCCGTGGGGCTTGCTGTCAGTTCGATGTCTCTACCCGTTGCAGCACAGGATGCACCGTTACATGCGCAAAGCTTGCCTGCTTACTCTTATGAGGAAGTTCAGGCAAGACAGATGCGGAGCCAACCACAGCTGCAAGCTGGTGCGGCACCCCAATATAACATCTATGTCTATGGCTCTCAGGGACAATCTGCTCAGGATATCGCCCGTATGGTCAGACAGGAACTGGAGCAACGGGAACGTACTCAGCAAGCCCGTATGCGTAGCTCATATTCTGATAGAGGAGAATCATACTCATGATGGCCGCACTTGGTTTATTTGTATTTATGTTAAAAACAACGCCTTATCAAAGTTTTCAGCATAAAAAGAGTTGGAGACATGCATTTAATAGCCGCGTGGGAGCGCGGCCTGCATGGCAGTTTGTTGGTTCAGATAACGATACGATAACGCTATCGGGAGAACTCTATCCGGAATTAACGGGGGGATCACTTTCTCTGGCTGCACTGACGTTGATGGCTGACAGCGGTAAAGCATGGTCTTTGATTGATGGTAGTGGTTCGATTTACGGGATGTTCGTCATCGAAAGCATTGATGAGACGAAAACGGAATTTATGTCTGGTGGTGCAGCCAGAAAAATCAGTTTTACACTGACATTACGGCGAGTGGATAACAATTTGTTTGAAATGTTGGGTGATTTGCAGGAGCAACTATCTGACATCAAGGACAAACTGCCTAAGTCAATGAAAGATCTTGAGGTTCTTAAAGATCAGGCGGTGGATAAAGTGAAAGGGGTATTCTCATGATGGATTTTAAACAGTGGGTACCAGATACGAGTTGGATTCCTCAGTTTGACTTGGTGACCGGAAAAGATGGAGCGCCCGCGTTCCGGCTGGAAACCAACAATAAAGATATCACAGGGAAAATTCAATCGCGCTTAATGTCTTTAACGTTGACGGACAACCGTGGCTTGGAATCAGACCAACTAGATCTTGAACTGGATGACTCGGATGGTCAGTTGGCGTTGCCTAGTCGAGGGGATATTCTCACATTGGAATTGGGGTGGCATGGCCACTCCTTAACACCAAAGGGAAAATTTGTCGTTGATGAGATTGAACATAGCGGAGCGCCTGACCGGCTGACCATTCGTGCTCGCAGTGCGGATTTTCGTGGCGATCTGAATGCTAAACGCGAACAGTCTTATCATAAACAAACGTTAGAGAGCATTGTAAGTACGGTTGCCGCAAGAAACCAACTGCAATTTCAAATCAGCGACGATTTGAAAGGCATAGCCATGCATATCGACCAGACAAATGAATCTGACGTGAGCTTTCTGACCCGAATTGCAAAGCAGGAAGGGGCGATTGCTTCGGTCAAAAATGGTGAATTGTTGTTTATTCGCCAAGGGGAGAACAAGACGGCAAGTGGTAAGGCTATCACACCTGTATTGATTACCCGTAAATCAGGAGATAGCCATCGCTTTTCTCTGTCCGATCGTGAAGCTTATACGGGCGTCATTGCTCAGTGGCAGGATACTCGTACCGCGACTAAACAGACGGTTAAATTGCACAAGGTGGAAACAAAGGAAGGGAAAGTCGAAATTTCCATTGAATATAAGAGCAGCGAGGATAAATCATCAGGCAAAGAGAAGTCCAAAAAAGACAAAGATTCTACCAAAAAAGACAAAAATCCCACTAAAAAAGGGGAAGAAAAGGGTAAGAAAAAAGAGCCTGAACCCCCTAAAAAGGGAAAAGATCCTAAAGGCAAGTCATCTACTCCTGTCAGCCTTGGTAAGCCTGGTAAAGTGAGCTTGGCTAAGTCCGGCAAAGTCAACTTGGCGAAGAAAGGCCCAAAAGAACCCGACTATATTACAAATGGACGCAAGGGAAAAGGTAGAGGTAACGGAAGCAGCAGCAGTACTGAAACCAGTCTTGAGATTAAGGGCAGCATATCCCATGAGGAAAAGAGTGAGTCAACAACTGAGTTCCAACAAACAACAACGGAAAAGAAAGAATCCTCAAGTTATTTGTCGGGAACTGAAGAAAATGTTTTGACGCTTTCACGTATTTTTTCTAACAAGGAAGAAGCAGAACGTGTTGCTACAGCTGTTTGGAAAAAAATGCAACGTGGGGCTGCTCAGTTTTCTATCACGTTGGCGATGGGGCGTGCGGATATTTATCCTGAAACACCTATTGTGTTGAAGGGATTCAAGGAGGAGATAGACGGAACAGGCTGGACTTTGGTTAAAGTCACTCACAATCTCAATGACAGTGGTTTCACGACATCATTAGATCTCGAAATTAAGATTGATGAGGTCGAAATTAAACCAGAAGGTAGCGAAATAAAAACTTGATCTCGATATGAGATCTTTGGTATATTGTTCACCAGACGAGAATGGTGTTATCCGATGTTATTTCAAGAAAGGTGAACAATATGATTAAGTGTCCTCTGTGTGGTCAATCAGCACATACTCGCAGCAGCTTCGAGCATTCAAGCCAAACAAAGGAGCGCTATAACCAATGTCAGAACATTAATTGTGGAGCAACGTTCGTCAGCCATGAAACCTTTGTACGTTTCATTTCTAAGCCAGGTGAAGTCAATGATGTCACGCCTCATCCAAAGGCAAAAACGAAGAGACAACCTCGCCAGAAAGCCGCTGTCGCCCAGTAA